CAGCGAAGAATGCTTTCGACATGATTCAAAGGCACATATTTTCTTGTATTGCCGAGAGTTAAAATCCAATCTTCATTTTGATGTCCCTCCAAATGCTCCCTCGCTACCTCATATGTATTATCTTCAGACGGCTCCACCGCAACTACAATCTGCCAGTTTTTATACGTCTGGCTCAAAACACTTTGCAAGCACTCTACTGCCCATTTTTCACAATTATACATAGGCACGATAATCTTGAAATGAATGCTCTTATCTAATGGCATGCATAACCTCTGAGAAGATTCTCATATGCAAATTCCGGAACAACGCCAATCTCATCAAATTTCAAATAGACAACATTTCCATCCTTCTCTGTTCCCCTCAATCTTCCGATTGTTTGTCGAAACCCATCCAGCCTCTTATCTCTGCTTCTTCTCGTTTGGTACACATGTAAATTGGCTCCGTATGTCTTCCCACTTTTCAAACGCTCATGTCTTACATGAAGCATTGAGTTCTCCGCTCTCGCATATCCACCCACTCTATCACTCAAAAGATCATCATCCGCTCCCCACCCAACAATCAAATTTGAATACCCCTCTGATTCTTCAAATTGTCTCCTTGTGAACACACAACATCCGCCAGTTGACCGATCACTACCTGCCCGTATACCCTCAACATTACCATGCAAATCACAATGAAATAGAAGATTGTATGCAATAAATGGATGGTTTGTCTGTGACATCACCCACCCAATATCCAATCTCCCACGAAATCTCAGATCCACATCCATAAACACTACAATCTCACCACTGCTGTATTTATACCCAAGATTCAAAAGTTGTCCTTGGAGAAATGGTTCTGAGTTGCACTGCTCAGAAATGATGATTTGCGAAGTTGGATAGAAAGTTTGGATGGATTCAAGAAACCCGTCCAACATCTTCTTCCTATCTCTGTATGACACGATGAAGCTGATATCCTTTTCCTCTATCACTTCACCCATTGCAAAAACTCCCCATTCCAATAATCCAGTATTCCAAATCGATCCTCTACATACTCAAAATCATCTTCTTGAAATCTTTTTGTCCATTTTATGAATTGATCCAAAGTACCAATTCGATGACAATGCCCATGCCCTTGATATTTCCTTTTCATTTCATCTCCGCTAAACCGCACAAATGTATAATGATGCATAACAAGTTGATTTGGAAGCAAAAGACGAAAAGACTCTACCCCACTTATTGTCCTTCCCATATCAACCGTTACACCAAATGGATTTGTTTTGAATAGTTTCTTCTCTATGTTCTGTACTGCCGGGACATAGAGATTTGTCATTTGTTTCAATCTTCTCAATGGATGATCGACATACTCTCTTATCCTGGATAGGGTGCAATCCACAGTTGGGAAGAAATCAAGCATGGATTCAAATTGTTCAGGTTCATGGAATTCATCACAATCTCGAATCAAATGATGCGTACATCCAGCCTTCATACAAGCAAGTCTTCCAATTTCTCGTTTCATTCTACAATTGTCTTGCATGTGAGTTGGATTGGAAACAATACGGGGATGAAACTCGATCAATTCATCCACTAACCCCGAATTTACAAGGTCATCGAGAAGTGGCTTCATGTAATCAACAGCAGGTTCACCTGTTGAGGAAATTGGAGACCAGACAACGACGAGATGCGAGGCAAAACGACGAATATTCTGGATCGACGGTTTCAGAAGCTCTAAACCACTGAAGACACCATAACTCACGCCAAGTCTCATCTGTTTCCCCTCCTCTCCCCTATTTTAGAGCGTCTGTGCCTGCCTACAATCGACGATCCCCCTTCCGGGGGTACATCGATACCCCTATCAAACTTTTCGTACAGCAAAACGTCTTCTCCTATCAATTCTCCCAACAATTCCAACCCATAATCCGGTTTGTATCTCGGGTGAAGTCCCTTTCGCCCAATAGTCCATTGATTCCCTCTCCCTTCCAACCCCTTCATTCCAACACACATCAATTTTTCGCCAAGTAAAAGAAATTTATCCTTTGTCCCTCTCCACAACTTCAAATCAATAAATGGGTCTCTGGATGCTTTGCATATTTCTGTTAGTGCTGGAATCAATTCAGACCGAAATCCAGTCTGACAAAAACTCGCCCTATCTCTATTATTAACGTACATGTATTTTTTCAATGGAATATGATAATACACAGATTCGCCCTGCCCGATCAAAGACACACCTTTGTACTGCTCGAACAGTTTTATCATTTTCTCCAAGTAATCAGCACAATACCAATCGTCATCTTCCATCATTATCACAATATCTGTAGTAACAGAAGAAAGGGCTTCAATCATTTGAACTGGAAGAGTATGTACATTTTTTGTGGATGTGCTTTGTCGTCGAATGTATTTCAGAAAAGGTGTGTCAGATGGCATTGGTGTCGGTACAGCACCATCATCAACCACAATCCATTCGTCCGGCTTCAACGTCTGTCGTTGCATGAAATGAGTACAAAGTTGAAATGGAACCGGACGGTCTCCTGTCGGAGTAATCACTGAAAAACTCATTTTTTGTCCTTTCCAAGACTTCAATATGTCACAGCATCTATGCTATCATATCTTGCAGATGTTTTATTTCCATTTTCACAGAAGAGAAGTCAGACTGGCTCACGGATCTGCATCCCTTATGATACCAAATTGGATCCTCGTTCATAGACATTATTGAAAATGCCTCACATTTATTTCCACCGTGTCCTTCTAATCGTCGCCGATGGACACAGGTAGATGTATGTCTTACCTTCGGGCGGGACTTCCTCTGGCTTGATCCAACCGCCGTATCGGTCCATGCCTCCATGCTCTGTAGTTACTTCATACGTCTTGAGTCCGAAGTAGAACCCGTATGGACCAATCGCCACAGACAGGAACGGCCCGATGAACGGCAGTCGTAGGACACCGGCGTCCTTGCCGCCCTTCCATGGATTCTCGGCACTGAACGGCTTCTTGAACGGTCGCAGCATGTGGCCGGAAACGATATCCAGCTTGATCCCGAAGCCGTGCTCGTCGTACCGCTGCTTGTCGTGGTCGTACCACAACCCACGTTCAAACTTTCCCAGAGACAGGCTCACCCCGCGAACCTTCTCTCGCGAACAGCCAGCCAACACCAGCACGAGCAACAGCGATAGATGTCTGATCTTCATAGTGCCCTCTTAACTCGTCACGTTTGAAATCCGCCAGAACTCAGCAATACAATAAACCTGATCGCCACTGCCAAACTCCTGACCCATCCCATCGCTCGCTCGCGTACTCGATGCGTACATCTGGACCTCAAGAGCCTGTCCGGCGGCGACAGCAAACTCCCCCACGATGAAACTCCATCCCGTAATCGATATCGTGGTCGCACACGACGCATTCGACCCATGAATCAATTCGGTGGAACCAGTGACGTTATACAAACGTGATCGGAACCATCCGCAGTTGTATCCAGGCACTTTTATGCTGCATCTATACGTGCCAGCCGCCAACGTGATCTGATTGCTGGACAGAGAACACAAAGCCCCATTGTCGCTCACCTCAGATGTCAGAGGGACAGTAGTCCAGGTATCAGCCGAAATGCCTCCCCCGGCACTGCCAGAGGCTTGGAGGTTTACCACCTTGACGTAGCCCTTGCGAAGAAGAAAGTCGAGTGAAGTGTTCACGGACGACTCATCAACGCCTACCTTGGCTTGCAGCGCTTCGATCATGTCCAGCAGGTTGTTGGGCAAAGCAGCAACAATGATATTCGTCCCATCAACTACTTTCTGGCCGGTCGTGTTGTCCAAGGTGGTCGGAAAATTAGTAGACATTTTTGATCTCCTGTCTTGTGCCGAGCAACATCTTCAACTCAGACACGGGTTTCGCTTGAACGTACTGGACATAGGCAGCCGCCACGCGATTCTTCAGGTAGCCGAGAACCAGATTCTCCACATAGCTCTGTTCGGTTTCCTTGCGGTGCGGTTGTTCTCGTTGAATGTCTGCGACGATTTCCTGCAATTCTTCCAACTCGTCGCCCGTGATTTCAATTGTGTATTCTGCCATTTTACAAGTCCTGCCAAGTCGGGGTCGTACTCGTACAGACCCTCAGTTTGTTGTTGACCAATGCGATGTCTCCCCGCTTTCCTGTTGTCGGATCGGACGAACGCGGGAACAGGTGCAAGTCTCCGACAGTCGCCTGCTCGCTGACGATATCGAATGGGATTCCCGAACCCATGTTGTAGAACCGGGCCAGCACCCCGTTTCCATAGATCGCCCCACTGCCGCCGCTTCCAGACGTGCCGTAGACAAGGTTGCTCCCCCCACTGCCCGTCGTACCGTACAGGCCGGCCGTGGCCACCATAAAGAACTTGATCCCCTCTTCGTCGATTTGCACGTACCGCCCGCTGGTCGCCGTGCGAATGATCCCGCCGACAATCTCCGAGCCCGTGATCGACCCGCCCACCAAGGTTCCAACATACTGGGTGATCGCCGACAACATCTCCACCAGCATCTTGGCCGCCGTCACGCTGTTGGCTTTCAAGGCGTCCGTATCGACGGACGACGGGTATAGATGCGAGCCGTCCAGCTTGGTCGGGTCTACGCCGTGCAGCCAGTGCTGGATGTCCACGCCGACAGTCACCCACTCGCTGCCGTCGTACCGCTTGATAAGGACCGGATCGCCTGACGTATCCCACCACGTCCAGCCTTCCTGAGGACTTGTTGGCTCCGTGTCGCTGTGGAACAGGATGGAGGTCGCGTGCGTAGCAGTAACGTCTGCATTGTCCTCGGGCTTGCCGGAGCCGTAGACGCTTTCCCAGCTTGCTTCCTCTGGGATCGTGTCAATGACGATATAATCAATCTCGTAAATGCCTGTCTTGTAAGGGTTGTTGGCCTGAAAAACTGGATGGATGTAACAAACGTCCGCGTGCAGCTTGGCTGGATCAGACGGATCGGGATGGGGGGAGTTGTTTCCATAAACTCCTACATCCGCATGACCTTTAACATACCCTGTATAAACCGTCCAATCTGTTGGATACGCTTCCTGAGATGCTACCCAGTGATGCCCCGCGTCTAAGTTATCTCCGTTGTACCGCACAAAGGTGGTCTTCGTTTCGTCCATACCGCCGACGCCCAGATAAAACGAGCCTCCTCCTTCTACTCTTCGCACGCGTGCTCTGATGCGGTACAACTTCTCAGGATCAAACGGAATGGGCCTGTAGAAGTAACGAAACACATGGTCATTGTCCGAGTTGTTGCCGCACTGCAAAACCTTTCCGCCAACAATCCCACCTGCAACCGTCGAGACTTCACCTCTGTCGTACGTCCCATCTGGCAGCCAACGCATGGCGACATCGTTGTTCGGATTCTCAAACGTCTCACGAAATGCTTCGACGGGATTGTCGGCGGTGACATCGGCGTTGTTGGACGGCTTGCCGTCGCCGACGATCTTCGACCACGTAGCCACATCGTAGTCCGCGTCAACCCACGCCGCCCCGCTCCATCGATACGGTTTGTTGTCCTCGTCCGTCTTGATCCAGAGGTCGCCAACGTCGGGAATCACCACGTTCTCCGTCCCATGCCCCTCATTGTAGATGCGTAGAATCTCCCCCCTCGTCAGCGGCCTCGAATAGATACGGGTATCATCTACCTGTCCCCCAAAATACCCTCCAGTTGTAGTATATGACCCTAAATACACCACCCCCGTTGCTGTATTCGGCATAGCCCCTTCCCTACCGGACGCCGTCGCTTCTATGCCATCAACGTAGAATGTTCTTGTCCCGGCGGTAGGATCGAGCACCAAAGCAATATGTCTCCACACTCCTGGCACAAGCACACCAACTATGGAAGTGGTAGCAGTAGGATTTTGAAACACTATAGCCCCGGATACATTGTGGTACACATTCATACTGCCTTTAGTGAACAATCGAGGGTTATACCCACCCGTAGCAACACGCGTGCCGTCCCACTTCACCCAGAAACAGATTGTCCCCCCGGAACCGGCGCCTATATTCAAATCTGCATGGTGGGGAACGGAGATATACCGAGACCGCGCTGTGATGAACTCCAACCCCGTGCCAATCTTGCCGGGGACGCTCATGCCGGATGTATACCCGAGGCTCTGATTTGTCTGCAACCCGAAGAACCAATAATAAGTAGTGTCAATAACCCCTGTGTTCGCAATACAATACCCTGAAAATACCACCGTGTCTCCCAACAGCCCGGCAAATCCCCCCGACCCCAAAGTCGAGTTAACTCGAATCCCCACATTGACACCTGTCCCCCCGGACGGCAGCCACAACGCATATTGCTCACCGGGATCGTTGGTCGGAAAAACCATGTCCAGATCAATCTCATTGGGTCCGCTGACAAGATCGTACAACTTCGAATAAAGAGGATCACCCACAACCCCCGTCCCGGCGATGAAAACAGAGGCATTGATTCGAAGTGTTCTCGGAGAGTTTACATCTATAATGCACTTACCAAATCGCGTTTCACCAGAACACACAAACGCGACACCTCTATTACTCAGAGAGTTACCCCGATAGTCTCCTGTAACTACAGAGCCGTTGCTGCGTAGAATCACGCCGGATGCCGTGCCATGATGACCGTTCCCGCTGGAATCCGCCACCACCGTACTGTCTGCGTTGTCGTTCAGTTTCCAGTGAGCCACCAGAGGCGGCGCTGTGGAGTAGTGGCTGACAATCTTCCCGTCCGAAGCAATCGCGCTGGCCGTTCCCGCCCTCGCCACGGCCTCGGCAATGTCCCCATCCTGCACATCCACCCACGCGCTGCCGCTCCACCGATACAGTCTGTTGCTGTCATCGGTGTCAATCCACAGGTCGCCCTCTGCCTCCGCTGTCGGGGGAGACGCCGCATAGAATGTCGTGACCTTTCCATCCGCCGTACTCTGCGCCGTCGCCGCCGCACTGATGGCCGAGGTAATCCCCGTGTCCCGGACGTCTATCCACGCACTGCCACTCCAACGATACATCTTGTACCCGTCGTCGGAATCCAGCCACAAATCCCCCGTCGATTCAGCCGTCGGCTCCGACGCCTGGACGAACGTCTTGATCTTGCCATCCGCTGTCGCTTGGGCATCGGCCGCTGCGTCCAGGGCCATCTGAACGCCTGGGTCTTCGATCAACACCCATGAAGTTCCATTCCACGACCGAAGCTCTCGATCCGCGTTGACCCAGAACCACCCCACCTCCAAATCGATGTTGCTAACAGTCAACTCAAAAAAGTAGTAGTAAGCACTGGCGTATGTCGTGCCGCCCGTGTCGGCCCCGGTGACGATCTGAAATGTGTCCCAATCGAGCGGAGACCCCGATGCATCATAATCAAATCCGCTGGAAATCCGCTTGAGACCATGCGTACCGTTGCGGTAGATGATGTATGTGCCCTCGTCCAGGTCCACATCCAGGTCAATCGTGTTCTCGCCGTCCACGCAGACAAAAGACTCATTGTAGAGCACGTCGCCCGTCGCCCCCGCACTCCACGCCTGGATGCGAACGTTGATCGTCTGTGCCCCGTCCGAGTACACTTTGCACTCGCCGAGATGCACCCCGTATTCCCGCTTGACATCAATCACCAGCCCGAAGCCATCCGACGTATGCATCGTCCCATCTTCGGTGACGCCGGTGTTTGCCCCGGACGGGTCCAGGTCTTGAAAGAGAGTCTGGAACACCATATCCGGCTGATTGATGATATTGACACCCCACGTCGCCCCCGCCGTGGCACCCTCCTCGATATTGTAGAGCTTAACGTCGTCGGACGTCATCAAGACGCCCGGCTTGAAGTATGCCACCCCTCCGTCGTTCACGCAGAAAACATACCGTTCGAAGCCCGCCAGGTCCGATAGGTCATTCGTCGTCTGGAGGTATCGCGGGTCTCCAATCGCAGGATCGAAGTAGATGTATTTGTCCGTGGTCCCCACGGCGTCGTCCTCGATCGGACACCACTGACCCTTGTATTTGACACCATCGCCAGTGCATTCCCACGTCACCGTATTGATCGCATCGCCAGTGAAGGCCAGGCCCTCCCACATCAGCGTATCGACCACATCGTCTACATCCGCCCGATCCGCCGCGACCGCCTGTGCCGTTGTCGGCAAAAGACTCGGAGCGATGCCGCCCTTGGTTTCGCTATAGGTCTTGGCCTCGATTGTCGGGGCTTCCTCGTCGTCGGCATAGTAGTCGGTTGAATACTGCGAAGCCTGGATCAACACCTGCCCGTCACCGCCCCTCGCAAAGCCTTTGACGCGGTACAGGTCGATCACCTTGACCTCTTCGCCAAACGTCCAGAGATCGTTGACGTTGGGTGTGTACTCCCATGTGCCATCAATGACCACAATGTCATTATCACCAGATTCCACTCCAGTAACCGAATCGACCGCATACAAGGTCAGCCGCTCATCCGTGCCATCGTGCGTACGAATCAGAAGGGCGTAATCCCCTTCGCCCATCTCTACGGACTTATCAAGCTTGACGCCATCGGCGTAGACCTCAACGACGCGCCCGCCAGAGGCCCGTTGGAGACTTGGGTGCTGGACGTAAACGATGTCACCCAAGTCGGTATAGATTGCATCCAGGCTGGCGGGGATTTCTATGAACCTCTTCATATACTGATTGACACGCAATTGCCGCGACGCATACCGCCACACTCTTGATCGTTTCGTATGCCCAAAACAATCCAAAGCGGCAGGAACATCATTCGCCGCCCCCAACAGAGGCACCGGCCACGATTCAGCGGAATAGTCACCCGTCTCGTCGTAAAACTCGCAATCGTACACCGTCGCCACTTCGCGAGTGTCAATCCACGTTTCACTGAATCCTCCACGCAGATTCGACACGTTGAACATCTGCACCGGCGTGCCCGGCTTGTCAATGACAATACCAATCTTGTGACCCCGGAAGTGCAGCATGGCACACGCCATACGGCACACACGAACCGCCTGATCCCACGCAGTACCCTCAGTGTCAAACACGCCATTGAAAACATATCGCTTCTCTGTACTGCCGGGCTCGCCCGACTCGTCCGGCACCAATTCGTCACACCAATCGGCCAGGGCCACGAAATCGGCAAGAATCAGATAGCTCGGGTCGAGCCGCCGGTAGTAATCGACCGAATATGCCTCCGTATCCCCATTGCCCTTGATAACCGGACGGGTCAACAAGTCATACGCCACCCAAGCCGGATTGTCCGACCACTCGATGTTCCACTCCTCCTCGTCGGGATCATACACCCTTACCAATTTACCCTTGATCTGTGCGTAGTAGTCAATCGCACCGGAGATGTCCTTCGAAGCCGCCGCCCCGATCGCGGTGTAAGCAAGGCCAGGATGCTTCTGTGCCGTTGTAAACGAACACTGAATGCAATCGAAGTAGAAGTCATCCCCCCGGTCGCTGTGCCGAGAGTTGTTTCGCGTGACACCAACTTCGTAGGTTGTACCCGCTACCAGCGTGAACGCTGTACCGCTGGTCTTCGTGAAGGGGCCGGAAGCACCATCGTATGTGCCGTCAAACCACAGGTGAAGGCGGACAGGGTTTTTTGTCTTGCCGTGAATCTCGCCGTCAAAGATTGTGTGCCAACTGCCCCCTGATGGCCGGATGCGAAAAGTCACATCGACGGACGTCGTGCCGCTGTCGCCGTCGGCGGTGTAGTTCGTGAATCCGTTGGGGAATCGCAATACCGCCGCCGCCCTATCACACTTGACCGCTGTAAACGTCTTGGTCACTTCATTCGGGGAAACAGCCGTATCGTAGCAGAGCTTGTTGACGGAAATCTCGAACCCATCGAGAACACTCGATGCCGCCTGGTCGCTGTTGCCGACAAAGTGCTCAATAACGAAATCATCCGAGTCGTCGTACTGCTCCGCCGCCTTGCCGTTAAGCTGCTCGGTCCCGTCAACGACCCCCCCAATCGGACCATCGCTGTAGGCGATTTTCAGGTGGTAAAGGTCTTTGGCGCTGCGGACATACAAACCCTTCAAGAGGGTCTGCGCCTGGGTCGTGTACTCGCCCGTGGCATAGGCGGCGATGATGCTGCCCTTGACGCCGAATGTACCATAGACCAATGGAACAAACGAGCCCACCCGTTGCGTCGTCTGCGGGTCCCATGCGTAGTGCTGGCTCGCATCCTTGGCACCCTCGCCCGGCCCGATCAGCGCATTGAGCGCCAGGGCTCCGCCCATCATAACCGCCGCATTTGCCAAACCATACGCGAACGCGGTAGATCCACCGGCCGCCCATGCCGCCGCACCATACCCACCAGCAGCGGTAGCCGCTCCGGAACTCACACCCGCCAACGGACCTGCTATGTACGGTGCCAGCATCGCCAACGCCACCATGCCAGCCATCATGCCCATCTGATCGCCTTCGCCGACAACCGGACGAACAACAAGCTGATTCACAGGGCTCGGTATCATCGTCCAATCGTCCACCTCCACCAACTGCCCGTCGATGAACGCCTGGACTTGAACATCCCGCCCATCGGTGATGTCCTGCTCGATGATCTCACCCAGACTCCGGCCATCACACTTGACGAACTGCCAAGCCCTCTTCGTGGTCATCGGGGTAAGCATGATGATCGACTCAAGGACGCTCTTCGGCCACCAATAGCCGTCGATGGTATCTCGCCACGGACGTCTTGACAGAGGCTCGGCAAGAACCCTCCCCGCCGCCCGGCCGGGACAGTGCAGAAAGAGGTTGTCATTGGGCAACACCACGCCGATATGAGCGTTCAAGTCTTTGCCCGAAAACGTCACCAGTGACCACGGGCGAGGCCATTCGATACGAACATAGTCAGTCTGCTGCTGCTCGTAAATCGGACGGGAGTCATTCGGGTTGACCGCCCCGATCTCGGGGATGTCCACGCCGATCCGGGCCATAAACGCCTTGACCAGACCATAGCAGTCGTAGGCGTCCGGGCCACTGGCGAATCGCTTGTAAGGCTTACCCAAGAACTCGCCAAGGATTGCGTCAAGCTCTCTCTGTGTGAATCGAATCATGCGTATCTGACCGCCTCTCTCCGCAGGCTCAGCGGCCCTCCGTAGTTGGCTGGAAACATCCCCCTGATCGTGCAGTCATCAGGATTACGATTGCACGTCGTCAACTCCCCGGTATAACCACACCGGGAATCCTTGAATTTGTGCCTGCAACTATGCGGATTGAGTCGATCCTCCGGCACTCGGTATCGGGCAGCTGGCGGCACGCCAAGCGTCAAATGGACATCCGGCCATGTATTCTCAGTTCCCGTGACCGTGAACGAAACCGCATCGTCGCTGTAGTCCTCGGCAAGAAACTCGGTGTTGATTTGAACGAACGAGAACACCGACCCGATCAATCCTGAGTAGTTCCGCACGTAGTCTTGCAGGACATACCCTACGTTGGTCACGCTCATCGTGATTTCAGGGATCTCGCCATCGGTATTGCAGGAGAACCCGCCCATCGTGAAGTTGAATGCGGAATACGTCTGCCCGCCATACACCACATCCTCAGTGTTGGCGGCATAACGAAGCGTCGGGCCACTGTCGGGCAGTTCCACCGTCAGTAGCCACACCCACGCCCCCGGCTGAGAAAGCTGGTTCTTTGCTTCAGTCAAATTGGAAGGCATGTCAGGCATTATGTATAACTCCCTAATGCTTCAAGAAAGTTAATTGTAACACGCCACTCGTCACTGTTGTCATTTTTGCGAGAGACATCGGGAGGACCATCGAAGTATACAAAATAATCCGTTGAATTCGTCAAATCAGTCCACTTAATCGGCGTATTTCCCCAATCTGCATCATCTTCATAAAAAGCCATCAATGTTTCATAATCCGTTTCCGACATATCCCTATATATCACCGTCCAGCGAAGTGGAACGTCGGTATACTTTTTCATAGACAGTATTCTGCCATCTTCCAAAGGCGTTACTATGCGATTGTCTATTGCATAGTTCCTACTATATCCTTCATCCACCGGAGCAGCAGTTAAAGTTGGGAACACAGGCTGTGCCATTATCTTCTCCTCGTTTGCCGATAGATCGGTCCCCGATTTCGCTCGTCCTTGAGCAACACAGACATTACCATATTTTTCGGATCGAAGTGGATATTTGACGCCGCGATTGGTGTGCTGGTTTGATTGTTGATGTTGATGGTCGGCGCTTGCGGCTCCTTCGCCGGTTTGCTCAACTCATCCCACGGTATAATCAACTCCGGTCCTGCCTCGCCGACCAACGCCATATGAGGTTGTGTGACAAGACCACCTTCGGCGTGACCGGCGGAGGAACTTAGAGCCGATCCCAATGCATTGCCGAGAAAGCCCATATTACTTGTCATCATGTTCGGATACGCATAGTTCCTGTCCTGTGCCGCTCCCATCATCATTGTTATCGAACGTGAAATGCTATGATACATCAACATCCGTACAAGCAACATGCCCATATCACGAAGAGACTCTTTCAAATCACGAGACTTCATCAAAGCATCTGTAAACGCCCCACTCAATCCATCCCTCAATGTTTCAGACAGTTTGTACCCAAGCTCCCCCAACGTCTCCATATTCATCATCATCTCTGAGGCGCCGGCTTTGGCCCCTTCAAAAAGATCATCGCCCATTCTGTCTCTTTGGATTTCGAGCAACTCCACTTGTCTCTCATAATACTTCGTTCTTAAATCCTCATCATTCACCAAGCTCCGCATAACTGCTCTTTCGCTATTCAGCAGTTTCAATCGCATTTCGTACTGCCCATTTGCATCTCTCAATGTCTCATACATCTGTGCTTTTTGTTCGTACTGTTCATCATTCATCGCCTCCAACAAATCCAATTGCCTCTGATACCATTTCGCAACAATCGGATGATCTCCAAGCATTGCCTTCAAATGAAGTCTTTGATCTTTTATCAACCTCAATTGTGCCTCATATGCCCCCTCTTGATCCATCAATCCCTCATACGAACTCGCAAGGGATTTCCTGATTTCCTGTTCATGTTGTTCCCTCGCCGCTATAAATTCATGTATTTCCTCCAATGATAATTTATCCGCTTTTGGAAGATTCTTTAACCATTCCGGCATGAAATCGGTTGGGTCGTCCCCCCATGCCTCATTCAACGCCTTCACCTTCTCCTGATGCAACGCCTCCTGTGCTTTCTCTATAGCCATTTCCTCATATTTCAAATTCACCAATTCCCTTTGTCTTTTTACCTCCTCCCCAGCCGCAACCAAATTTCTTTTATAATCAATCCTTCCCGGATCTGTTGTAAATACTCCCTCCAGCATCTCCAATGTTCGTCGCAATGAAGCATATGCCTCATCCAAATCCTCCACAGCCCGCCTATTGTCCTCATATACGCTAATATTTTCACTCGTTGGCCAAAATCCTTCTGTATATGTTTCTGGCACATTCTGAACCATCTGTTCAATATTTCTTTGCACATAAGTTTTTTCAAATACCGTTTTTAGCTTTTCAAACACAAACGGATCCATGACTCTGGCAGCCTGCTCCATTAGAATCTTTGCAGCTTCCAATTTCTTTGGATATTCGATCCCTGTCTTATCTATTTCATCCAGGGTCTTCCGAACAACTTCATATGCCTTATCCAGTGCCGTCAACTGTTCTGTATTCCCTGTATACAAACCTTCCATTTTTTGCTTAAAATTCCCATATCGTATCTCTAATCCCTCAAAATATCCCTCCGTTGTTGTGTTCAACAACTCCTCCGTCATTTCCCTTATACCCTTATCCCTCAAATGAACATTAACCATCAATTCAATTTCCTTCTGTGTTGCTCCCCCCAAAGCGGCTGCGTATACATCTGGATACGTTTTGAATATTTGTTGCATGTAACGTTGTTCCACTTCCTTTTCAATCCTTCTATACACCTCTATATCAATCGTCTCCCCAGCTTGTCTATCCTCTATATTTGGCAATACTTGTCGTGTTCGATACAACACCTCATATTCAGCCATCGCATCCTTTGCCATCTCTTGTCGCAAATCCCTCCAATATTGTTTCTCACCCCTTATATCCCATCCTTTCTTAAAAGCCTTCCACATTCCCTCCCCTGCACGAAACAGTAAAGCCACTGCTTCGCCAATCCCAAATCTTAATCCTTCCAAAATAGTCTTCCAAACCAATTCCGTTGCACCACTAAAATCTGTTCGCAAATAATCGACAAACACATCAAATTTGGCTTTTAACCCCTTTAATTCCACCCCCAACATTTCCACATACTTCTGCATGTTTATAGTATCTTCTTCTGTCCAATTCCTAAACTTCTCTGTTACAGTTTGGTACAAACTCGTCACCGTATCCTTCAAGCCCTCAAACGTCTTTGCCAACTTAGTGGAACTTAATGCCAAATACCCAATCAGCCCAAGTAAAGCTCCAGCCGGGCTTATCATTGCTGCAAATATAGCGAGAATTCCGCTCAACCCCTTCAACAAAAACGCTGTTGCAATTGAAAGAGGCCCTATCAAAGCCATAATCTCCGCCATATAAACAATCCACTTTTGAGCCTCCTCCGTCAGTCCTTTCCAAATCATCAGAAGCCTATCAATAACATCTCCTAATTTTAACAATTGATCCGCTATAATTCCAGCAATCGCAATCTTGATTACATTGAATTTGTTCTTGATAATTTCCATTTGATCCGCAAACGAAGTCAAATTGATCTTCGCCACTCTATCTGTAATTCCTGCAATATCCTTCAAATCATGGTAAAACCTACGCATCATGTTTGACTGCCCAATCATTGCCTGCGTTGCTCTCAACGACCTATCCTGAAAACCAAGCAACATCAACGCAGTTCTCATCCCCTCATCCGTTAAATTCCCAAACATAACCTCCAATTGTGCAATAATGTCATGCAGAGGCAGCATATTTCGTGATGCATTATACACATCCAATCCAAATTCTTTCCACGTGCTCTTATGTGTAATAAAAGCTCTCTGTAGATCACGATAAACCATATACAACTGAGTTCCTGCCTCTGACCCAACGTGCCCCTGATTTGCCAATGTCATCAATGCTGCAACACCCTCCTCAATCTCCTTGTTGAGAACACGAAGCATAGGACCAGCATTTTTCATAGCCTCGGAAAAGTCAAGAACTTTGGCGGTGGACTCAATAGCGGCATAGGTAAGATTATCAGAGACCCGTTTCATCTGTTCCATATTCTTAATCGGGTCTTCCATTTCCATTCCCAACGCTCTCTGAGACTTCGTAAGATACTTTACAGCCTCCGTCATTTCCATCATACCGACATACGCAAATTTTTCAACCTCAGGGAGGACTTCCATGGCTTTTTTATACCCCATGCCCGCCTGTCCCAGTTCCTCATATCCCTTCGCTAAATTTGTAGCTGATGTTGCTACTTTTGTGGAGAGATTCAAAGCCGTTTCCGCCAACTCTCCCTTCATTGAAAGATTTGCATCTTTCAAAAAACCAATGGACCGTGTGATAGCTTTGTCAAAAGCAGAAAATTCCTTTATTGAACTTCTTCCGAGCAAAACTAATGGGGCTGTAACATACAGCCCCATTTTCAAACCAAAGGAATACATCTTATTGGATAGATGATCGAGACTTCGATTTACAGAAGCCATCCCACTTAAATACGACTGGTTATCCAGTTTTAAGTGGGCAACCAATGTTCCTAAGTCCATCTGCATTATCGTTTTCCCTTAGATGCAGTCCTTTTCTTTTTTACAGCCTTGCTGCTACTTCCTATCACTCCCATCCAATACTTCTTTGCAATTTGTGCCCTTTCTTCCTTTGTCAATTTCTTCTGCTCATCCTTCTTATCCAACTTTATAAGAAAATCAGTAACTTTGATCTTCCCTGGATCCTTTGAATTAGCAGCGATTACCATTGCCGCAATTTGCGCCAAATAGTAATCTTCCTTTTCAATCCTCTTAAACTTATCCTCTTCTTCTTTGACAAAGAACGCGATCCACTTCAAAAACTCAACATAACTTACTTCTCTTTGGCACTTCTCTACAGAAATATGCAATCGAGAAGCCAGCTTAAACCAAGCCTCTTCTCTTTCTGTCAGTTTTTTACTTCTGCATTTCCAACCACACTCAATCCATTGATACCCTGAGCTTCGTCAAATAGTCCTTTTTGAACATCGTATGGAAACTTCGCGATGTCTTTGGCTGGAACTAAAGATTCATTCAGATAGAGACAGTATTTGAGAAGAGAGACGAACATGGATTTGTACGTTTTGATCTGTTTGATCTGCACACGACCTTCCGCATCCACCGCCGTCTCAATTCTGCCGCTATTTTCATCCAAATAGTTCTCAATACTCTCCCCACTCGCCCTCCTCACCTCATATACCACCACACTCCCATCTTCCAGTTCAATCGGAATCTCAATCGCTTTCTTCTTCAACGAAAATTTCACAACCTGATCCATCATTTGTCCTTTCCAAGACATTTAACATTTACACTACATCGATTTTAAGGGGTCTATAGACGCCTACAATCGATGATCGACTATAGACCCCTATCCATCTACACTTTTCACTTTTTCGTGCTTCTAAGAGCGTCATAGCGAAGGTATTAGGAGGTATAAACCGGAGCAGTTTCTTCTTGGGAAGAGTTCTGATTACTCGGAATAACAGTCACATTCGCCGTCGCCATCGCACCTTCTGTAATTGCAGCAGGGGTGAATTCATCAATCCATCCCCAAAACACCCATGTCGATTCATCGGGGAAAGTAATGGTGATCTGCTGATTCACACCAATCATTCCCGTAATCTCATCCAGAATAGCAGGATCATACTTTGCCGTTGCAGATGCATTCGTTAGCGAAATCAGTTTTTTCGGTGCTTTCGTTCTCCATGCCGTATTTCTCATTGTAGTCGTGTCATTCTCACCACCAGCACTAAATCCAGGAGGTGTAACTTCACGCTCATAGAAATACAAGGCAGCAGAAGTCGATTCACTGAAAGTCATCCTCGTTGGAAATCCATCATCAATAAACATTGTTGTTACTCCTTACTTAATTGCTCTTTTCTCTCATTATTGCAACTTCATCGAAACTGCAAAGTTTATGGAAAACATAAATCTTCTATTTTCGTCCAATCCCAACATTGTAATAGAAGAAGTCTGATGCAAATTCTGCAACTTCCATATTTCTCCACTTACAACAGAAATATTCACATTTTTCACCTCCTTGAAATCTTCTTCAATATCTGCCATCTTATCATATCCACTGGTCTCCGTCAAAGCCCTTACTAAAATCTCCACCCCAAAATGCTGATCGATATTCTCCCTCATATCCTTTCCATCAAATATACCAGGAGTATTGAAAATTGCAGCACAATTGACAGGGGTTCCTTTTTTGTCTGGCATATAACCAATGTACAAAGGCCAGTCTGTATTGTCAGATGGTTTGGAAAAGAGATTTGCTGTGTCTGTAGAATATTTGGCTACAACTTCAGAAGGCATCGTTCGACCTTCTGTAATTACATCTGGAACACCCGATGCAGTATAGATCGTTTCAAAGTAATGCGTTTCTCCGCCATATTCACATTTCACATAAAACTGATACTCAACATTGGCTATATCGGCACTGAAATCATATTCATATGTTCCTGTCGCTGTCTTCGCCATCGCAGTATCAGCAGCAACAACAACTTCCTCTGTATCCGTTCTTCTGATGCCAAACGTACCGCTTGGATCTGCAAGCACAGCACTCGTTGCATCTGCAAGAACACTTGCCACTTTGAATGTGAATTTCAGTGTAGCCATTTCTTACTCAATCACCGTAGTTTCCACTGTAATGTTTGTAGGAGCAGCCATCCTATCGGTAATCTCTTCACAATATGGAATGTGCAAGTTTCCAGATTCCTTCGCATACAAAAAATACCGAACACCAGAAATCCACGCAGCAGAATCCACCGTACATGTCCAGTGTCCATCCGCCTGATGCGCCCCAACACCTGCCGCTTCTTCTGTCTCCTGCCATGTATCATCGCTTGTGCGAAACCATTTTCCAGCATTCACACCAGTCAACGCCTGCAAATAAAACGTCACAGTACCAGAAGTAATTGGTGTTCCTGTAGCTCTTGCCACCATATCCACAAACAATGTATTTGACACACCTACTGTAAAAGACTGCATGGCTATACTCCAGGTTCCACACCAAACTTTCTCATACAATCACCAAACACCCATTGGTCCATGGCAGACTTCCTATGTCCGAAGTCTGCCAAACTACACAATTCAAAAACACATTATGCCGGAGGAATGGTCAAGGTCAGCGTTCCGACAGACACCGTCCCACCTGCTAACCATTCGGTTTCATCAAAATTGATGTCACCTCCAGAACCCTCAGCAACATCCCCATCAGCAACCTTCGTAGTTCCGTCCGCCTTGAAAAGAGCCCAACAACCAACCGTTCCAGAATCCGTTGCCGTCGCATTGCCGCCGGTGGATTCAATCGCTCCATTGCTCGCCTCTCCAAACGCCGCCAGCGTCACCGTAACTAAATCATCGCCGGCAGGAGCCAATTCGGCATTGGCATTCACAGCACCTTCGTAGAATGTAATTTTCGGAGTAGCTCCAATATAAGCCCTCAATCCTGTGCTATCGGCCGCCGCCGACGCTGCCGCATTCGTCAATCTCATAGCCATGTCATTTACTCCTTTTTATCAAAAGAAACACTGCTGACAACATCATGGATGGCAATACGAATGTCCCATCTGCAAATGCCTCAGCTTTTCCAAATACTGCTTGGCCAGATCCACTGTAGATCAGGCCATACAATCCATTTGCTGATGCTGTTGGCGATTTTACTGTTATAGTACCATAACCGGAATAACTCGAAGCAACAAAAGTTCCGGTTGCCAAAGCCTCCGCCTTGGAACAAAGCACATTTCCAATTCCAAAATAACTCGGAACCGTAAATGCACCAACTGCATCCGCCGTAGCCCTTTCTGCCTGCCCGCCTCCACTTCCAGTATACATTATAGATGCATACAAACCAGAGGCAGAAGCAATTGCCTTTCGGAACGAACCACTACCCGTACCAGAATACACTGGAGCAACAAAAGTTCCAGTTGAACTGGCTGTTGGAGATGTTATTTCCGGAGATCCATCGCCAACATAAATTGGCAACACATATGTTCCAGACGCATCCGCAACAACACTTGAAACAACCGCACTTCCTGTACCAACATACAATACGGAGGAATACAGACCAGATGCGGATGCTGTGGGCGTCCGCAACACACCAGTCCCCGATCCCGAATAGATCGGAACGACAAACGTGCCACTGGCATCAGCTATCAGACGGTCAACATCCGGCGAACCTTCGCCAGCGTACACAGGAAGCGTGTACGTTCCCGTCGCCCCAGCCATCACACCCGACACCGCCGCACTGCCCGTGCCCTCATACAGTGCTACCGAGTACAAACCAGAAGCAGAAGCCGTCGCCTTGGACACAAGCATGGTGCCAGAGCCCGCATAGGCCGGAACTACGAATGTCCCTTCCGATCCAGCAGTAACATTTCTTGCCGCAAAAGTCCCCGAACCTGCATAGACTGGAATCGTGTAGGTTCCTGCTGCCGATGCCGTTGCTCTGTCGAACGAAGCCGCTCCCGATCCAGCGTAGATCGCCACCGAGTACAAACCCGAAGCATTCGCTATGGCTTTGTCGAACGAAGCTGATCCTGTCCCGGAGTACATCGGGGCCGTGAAGGTGGCAGAGGCAGAAGCCGACGCTTTAGTAAACGAAACTGAGCCTGTGCCAGCGTAGACTGGGACAGTGAAGGTGGCTGAGGCTGAAAGCGTCGGCTGCTGGCATGAAGCAGTTCCGGTCCCGCTGTAGACCGCAACTGCATACGTGCCAGATGCCGCTGCTGATGGCTGTGCGATTGTCCCACCACCCGAACCCGCATACGCGGGGGCGGTGAATGTCGCAGACGCAGAAGCTGTCGCCTTGGTTACAGACGCACTGCCTGTCGCAGAATACTCGGGGGCAGTAAACGTTGCAGACGCAGAGGCCGTTGCCTTTGTTGCCGTGCCACCACCAGAGCCCGTGTACGACGACGCCCCGCCACCCAGCACCGCTCCCCACAGTTCGATGGGACGGCGGCGGAAGCCCTGCCACGGATCCACGTAGAGGCTGGCGATCTCGGAGGGGGTGAGGGCACGGCTGTAAATGACTATCGCATTTAAATCTACATCCGCAGAAAAGAGCGTCGATCCAAGTCGTGAGCCAATGCGAATGTCGTTGGCAGAGCCGTTTTCACCAATCCCTTGCGGACTCGCAGATTCGGCCTGATACACCCCATCTAAGTAATATTCTGGGGCCGATCTAGAAGCATGGCACACGAAAGCCAGACAATGCCATGTACCATCCAATACGGCATGTCCCTGACTGCATGGAACCACGCCGTACCGCCGCTCAATCGTCAGAACATTGTTATAGTGCATCAGAGTTAGCAGTCGTTTCCCGGTGGAATCCATAGCATCCAACAGCACCTTGTAGTGTACGTAGGGCCATCGCACCCAAAGGGCTATGGTGTATGCCTCGGTGTTGGCAATTCCTGGTAGAGTGCCCTGCAAATAATCATCGGAGCCATCCAGGTTCAGGTATCCACCCGTCCAGACCGGGGCGGAGTTCATTGCCAACGACAGCCCATGCCCGCTCGCATCGAACACCTTCGTGCCCGCGCCCTCGTTCATGGCGTAGGCGGCGACACATTCGTCGTTGATGGGAGCATAGGGATCGAGCGGGGTGCCGAGAGGCGGCTTGATGCGTTTGTCAAACGTGGGCAGGATCAAGCTCATCTCACGTAGCCGCCTGAATGTCCGGATAGATTGGAGTCAGCGTGATCGAACACGCCTTGCTCGTGGCATTGAGTGTCTTGGTGGCAGAGGCGTTCCAGACCCCGAGATTCACATACCGGCCGACGATTTCCACCAGATAGGATGCGTAAAACGTCTGGTCTGCCGCCACCGAACACACCACCTGACCGACGAACCGGAAGTTGTCGAACTTCGTTTCCGGCGTCACATCCCCATCCGAACTCAGATCCCGCCCCGTTGCCTCACTGTCGCTGAGATAGATGCGACAGA